ATAACACATATAAGAAACTATTAATATTAAAGAAAGAATATAATTTCGAGAAAATAAAAGATATTGTATTAGTATTAATTCTCAATTATTTTTAAATAATTAAGTGGAAAAAAGTCACTTTTGGAATGTTATATATACATTAAAGAAACAAAGATAGAAATTATGACAAGTGAAGAAGATAGAAACAATATAATAGCAGCTTTTTGGAAGCTCTCAGATGCTCTAAAGGAGGATTTTGAGCAGTTCTCGAAATGTATGGATAATGAAATTCCTAAGAACATTGAGCAAATTAGGAATGAGATTGATGAGAAGTTAGGAAAAATAAAAAAAATGAAATTTTAATCGAGGTTGAACAAAAAATCAAAGTAATAAATATAAAAATAAAAAGTGTCATAAAAACAGTCTTTAAACAGCTTTAAAGGCACTATTTTTCTGTAAAATAAAATAGAAAAAATAAAATAATAAATTTGAAATTATTTTTATTTATTTTTCTGTGAAATAAAAAACAATAAATATCACTGTTTAAACACCTTTAAAGGCTGTTTTTTCTTATGTTTTTTAAAACTAAAAATAAAGTCTGAAAAAATGTTACACTTCAAATAATTTCTGATTTTAATCAATAACCATTCTTTTTCAAATCTTTAATTCTCTTTTTAGCTCTTTGGATAGCAGATAGACCATCAGAAAATGTTGGTTTTTTGGCTCTAATCCTATTTAATTTAGAAGCTGTAGCAAATTGTAAGATCCAATATTGTTCTCGTTCTGCTACATTCCAATCTAATATATTTTCTTCTAAAATAAATATCTCATGTTCATTTTTCATCAACCATTCAGTTTTCTCGAAATGTGTCTTATCGACACGATGTTGAGCAAGACGAATATTTATGTCTTTGTTTGTTTTACCCACATATACAACATCACCGTATTTATTCCCAAGAAACATATCTTCTAAGTGCAAATATCTTCTAATTCCGTAAATCTTATTATTAACCATTTTCATTTTCTGATTTTTTAATAAAATATTTAGACACATTCTTCCAAATATCAATTCCTGTTATTTCACCAACATTTTCCAATATACTTTTAAATTCTACAGTTGCTATAAATCCCCCGACTAATTTCACTATAGGAATTCCACCAAATACGAAAGTCTCCATTAAAACAGCTGTCAATATTGCTAATTGATATAATATAGATTTTGAGACGCTATGTGCCATTATTGTAGATTGTATCTTTTTCCCATTTTTAAGACTTTTCCAAATCCCAGTTATGAAATCTACTCCTATAAAAATTGTAACCACAAACATGAGAGGGTAAATAGGTGTTAATGCTGCAAAACAGCTTACTATAAATAATGTAAAATTGTTCATTCTGTGCTATTATTTTTTATTTCAATTATTAATTAACAATAATCATTACCATTGCCGTATTCGGGATTTTGCACGTGGCGTATTCCCCCATGATCGGAATGTCCAGGAGGTATATACAATCCATTAAAGAAATTATCGCTCGAAGGTCTGATATCATCCTGATTATTATTAGATCGATATTCAGGAAATAAAGCTTCATTTGCACATAAATAATCAGTTATTCTCTGACCATAATATTCAGCTGTATTCCTTATTTGTTCTCGTAAATAAGCTATGTCGCTCAAAGGAGAAGGTTCAGAATTATCAGAAGATTTTTGACTGATTGCTTTATTAGTATATTTCCAATTTAGAGAAACTGTAGCTTCATACGTCGCCCATTCACGGACTGTTTTTTGCACGTAATCATCAAGTAATATTTTATAATTGCCTGCTACTTGCCCCGCAGATCCAGAAATATCAGTTTTCAATCTGTTCATTAGATCTGTTCCCAAAATTCTTTCAATATATAAATCCTGGGATTTTATAATTGCTGGTGTTAATAATTCATCATCAACATTGTCGTTTATTACGCTGTTTTGCTTTAAATAATCTGTACTTATAAATAAAATATCGCTCATTATTCCTCTGTGTTATTTTTTTCTTCTTCTTCAACCTCTTCAATCTGCTCCTTAATATCTTCAATTTCATTATTTGTTAAAGCTGATATATCTATTTCTGTTGTAACCATAAAAGGACTTAAAGGTTCAGTTTTAACTAAACTCATTTCTTTATCTCCGATTTCATTAATTTCACCCAACATATTATATGTCTCTTCTATTGTAAATTGTTTTTGATCTATTACATTTCTTTGAAATAAAGATTCAGCTTCATACAATTCGTTTGTAGCTCCCAATTTCCCACTCACCAAAACTCCGACCACGACAGGAGGGATTCTATGTGCTATTGCTAAGTTTGTAGCTATTGTTTCCTCCAAATCCATAAATCTAGAATCGTTATCATTTGCATTTAGAGTCACAAATTCAGGTGTTTTTGTCTCATCTTCCGAATATGTTATAAATACTTTAGAAGCATTATCTGTACCGCTAAATTTGTCTTGTATTTTTCTATGAAATCTATTTTGTTCTTCTGTTGAGGGTATGCCTGATTTAAAGTTAATCGCCATCGATGGCGTAAAGCCATTCTTCGCGCCATTTAGGTGAAAATTGGCAATCTCTTTATCTAATTCAATCCAATCAATTGCAGATATATAATCTGGCAATGTGTAATAGGATACTCCTGGTCTATATTCTTTACAATATATAATTTGTGTTGCTGTATCGTTATATTTCTCTGAAAATCCCTGTATTAATTCTGGTTTATGTGATCTTGTATTGGACCAATCGGATGAGATATAATAAAATTCTACGCCTTCTTCTTGTCTTTCAAATCTATCAGCATCATCTTTTTGTTCAATATCTTTAGCTATTCTAATTTTAGAAAAATCTAAATATTCAATTCTTGCTATAGTTTTTTTGTTTTTGGACCACGTAATTAATAATGAATATCCACCATAGACATTCAAATCGTATGCGTTTTTAAATGCTATTTTATTTAAGTTTTCTGATCCAAATTCATTTTTGATAAAAGTCTCATTGATGGGAGATATTTCCCAACCATTTCCTGCTGTCATGTCAGCTTTTCGTTTGATAATTGAATTATTTTTTGAACTCTTATTCATTAATTCAATAAGATAGTTAGGATAATTGTTATCATCCCCGTAATTTACCCAGTTTTTCCGACCTGCTTCTGTGAAAATAGGAGTGTTATTTACACTCATACTAAATGTGAAAAATCCTAAATCTATTTCTTTTTTTTCTTTATTATTATCCATTATCCATTGTATATTATTTTTGTGTTTGTTTGATCGTTATAAATTGTTTGAAATATAGGGATTTGAACCTCCACAAATCCTAGTTCTACAATAGAACCAGCATCTGCAGGTATAAGATTAGAAGAGGAATTTTGTTGATAAACATTATACTTATACCTGCCACCAGAGAGGTTTAATTTGCCGATTGTTAGATCTTCATTAGCTGCTGTAACTAGAAATATTGTAAATTGATTAAATCTACACTTATTATCTGTTGTATCTGTAGCTAAAAATGATTTAGGTGTGTTACTATCTACTCCTATGAATTCAAATAAATAATAAATAGGTGCTGTTATTGTAGTATTTTCATTTAACGTAAATACGCATATATTACCACTTGTGCCTTCATTCAATTGTATCATAATTAATTAATCAATTCTTTTATATTGTTATATATTTATATATGAGAATCCCCTCTATGTTTTTTATTGTATTTAACCAAAAAAAGCCGTCATTAGACAGCTTTTAATTGTTTTAATTAGTAATATAAGAATATAAGAATATTACACGATTGTTAATGTTGCAAAACCTGCTGCACTAATTTCTTGTGCTGATTCTGGTTCTTTTCCTGTTAAAGTTATTGACGTTCCGTTAAGATCACCATACGCTTTTCCCGTGGCAACTGTCCCTGCAGTCATATTAACCGCATTAATTTTACCCATTAATATATATCTTCCATTTTGCGTTTCGACTATTACAGATAATGTTGCTTTAGCCATAAGAAATAAACTATTTCTCAATGTAGCATCATTTTTAGTAAAAATTAAATTCAATATTTGCTCATAAAAAGTAGTTCCATTCTCTACAGACAATGTAATTGTCTCATTAAATTCTCCTGCCTCTTGCCTTTGCTCGTATGTGTAATATGTAATTGCTCCTGATGTTGAATCCAAAATCGAAGTAATTATATTATCACCATCTTCCACAAAAATATTATCATCTGCAAAATTTGTAATATATACTTTCCTGATACCACCGATGTTGTCCTTGCATCCGAGTGAGTATCCACTATTTAATATACATGCCATAATTTTTTATTTTATTTTTATTTTATTTACATCCTCCAACTCGCCTTATAGCGCATCGTTTGATGAAGTGATATTTCGACTGCTGCTGTATTACAACAGTCTCAATATTTTCCACTTGATTGTTTTGATTTATGCTCCCAATACAACGAAATCACTGAATGCGTAATTCACACCGATTTTGAACTTTATGCGTGTGCGTACTTCGTCATTGTCTTCTGAATAAAAGATTGAGAAATCTTCCATATCTGATAACATATCAACTCCAACATAAAGATTTTTGGCTGATGTTAAAACGTAATTACTAATTCCGTTCATTCCTCGCACAGCTATAGCTCTTACATTAGTTCCTGGGATCATTTGAGAATACTCTTGACCTTGATCTTCTGCACCACTATAATGGAATAAGTTTGCATCTCTTAAAGCTGCTGCATATATTCTATATAAATCATAGCCCATAAACAAAGTCAAATCGTCATGATCCAAAATATCAGTAGGTGTAGCTGCTACCATTGCATCAACTGCAGCGATAATTGTACCAGCAACAAATCCTAAACCAGTTACATCCACTACAGATGAATCAGCTCTCATCAATTTTAAGAAACCATCACACAAAGCGATATTTCCAGAACTTGTTGTATCACCAGCCCATATAAGTAAATCGACTAAACTTGATACTTGTGCAGCTTTTTCTTCTGCAAAAATTTGTTCGAATGGAATTTCTTCGTTATAAGAACCTGGTCTCATCATTTGTGACGTGTAATACGTCTCTAATGTATCTAAACAAGTTGCTTCATTCAATTTAATAGGACATACTGTTATTGTTCTTTGAGACAATACAGTTGTTCCTGCTTCACTCCAACCACATCCGCCTGCAGCGAATGTAGGATTGCTAGACAACGTATTAATAGTTGCAGCATTTTTTATACCTGGTTGAACATTTATCAAATCGATTGTTCTTCCTTTTAAAATAGATTTTGCGATAAGGTCTAACTTATGCTCATCAGTCCACGCTGTCAACGCACTTACATTTAAACTCATAATTTTATATTATTTTTTATTTTAGTTTTTCATTGCGTTTCTAATCGCAGTTATTCTATCTATATTTTTTTGTTTAGAGAAGATAGCTTTCTCTACTTTTTTTGTTTCTTCTGCAGGTTCGTTAGATAATTTAACTATTTCAGCAGACATTTCTACTTTTTCGGTTTCCATTGTTTCAACAGTTTTCTTCAAATCTTCAACAGTTTTCTTCAAATCTTCCAATTCTACATTTTCTATTTCTAACTCGTTTTCAACTACATCTTCTGAATTCATTTCAACATTTTCTTTGTTTTCGTCTTCAACATCTGTTTTCATTTCTGTTTCCATATGCTCATCATCTTCTCCTTCACCTTCAACATCAACAACTACATCAGTAGCAACAAAATTTTCTACAATTCCGCCCATGATATCAAAAGTTGATCCATTTTCTAAAGCATAAGATCCATTTT